CCCGCAACACCTCGGCCGGGAGTTCGTGACCATCTACAAGGCGCTGTTCGAGCAGCGCAAACAGTACCCGAAGAAGAGCAGCGAGAGCGCGATGCTCAAGCTGGCGCTGAACGGCGTCTACGGCGACAGCAACAACCGGTTCAGCGTGTTCTACGACCCGCTGTTCACAATGAGCATCACGCTCAACGGGCAACTGCTGCTGTGCCTGCTGGCCGACAGGATCACGCACTGGACCGATGCGGAGTTGGTGCAGGTCAACACCGACGGCCTCACGGTGCGCGTGCGGCGCACGGAGATCGACCAACTCGAGCGCGTGTGCCGGGAGTGGGGCGTACTCACCGGGCTCAATCTGGAGCAGATGCGCTACCGGCGCATGTTCCTGAGGGACGTGAACAACTACATCGGGCAGTACGAGGACGGCTCCGTCAAGCGCAAGGGCGCCTACGAGTGGAACATCGGCTGGCACCAGAACGCCGGGGGCCTGGTGGTGCCCAAGGTGGCCGAGAAGGTGCTGATTGAGGGTGCGCCGATCCGCGAGACGGTGGAGAACTGGCCTGATCTGCACGACTTCATGCTGCGCATCAAGGTGCCCCGGGGCAGCTACCTGCAGTGGGGCGAGCACCAGGCGCAGAGCACGACGCGGTACTACGTCGCCAAGGGCGGCAAGCCGCTGACCAAGTGGATGCCGCCGCTCGCACGCAAGCCCGATGAGTGGCGCAGGATCGGCGTGGAGAGTGGGTGGAACGTGCAGGTGTGCAACGACATCAGGGATGCCGTGCTGCCTGTGGACTTTGACTACTACGTCGAGCAGGTCGAGAAACTATGTCTGAGCCTGAAGTGAAAACTCCAGACTTCGCAGCGTGGCAGCACAAAACGCTGGTGCAGTTCGCCACCCAAGCGACCCATCGACTGAGACAACAGAAGGCCGAGATCGAGCAACTGCGCATCGATCTGCGGGCCGCGCTTGACGCCTACCGAAAGGAGATCACCCGTGCTTGAGAAGCAGATCGAAGCCAAAGTGTGCGACTACGCAAAGCAGCGCGACCTGTTGGTCTACAAGTTCACCTCGCCAGCACGGGCCGCGGTGCCTGACAGGCTGTTCGTCCTGCCAGGCGGTCGCATGTTCTTCTGCGAGTTCAAGCGCGAGGGCCAGAAGCCCACGTCTGCGCAGGAGCGCGAGCACAAGCGCCTACGCACCTATGACGTGCCGGTGTTCGTCATCGACAACGTGGACGATGGGCTGCGCATGATCGACGAGATGCTGGGGGGATGATGCAAATCGTTTCCTATGGTGGCGGCACTGACAGCACCGCAATGATCATCGAATTGCTGAGACGCGGTGAGCGGATTGACTACATCACCTTTGCGGATACAGGCGGTGAGCGGTACTACACCTACGGATACATCCTGATGTTCAACAAGTGGTTGATGGATAACTACGGCGTTGGCATCACGGTGCTTAGGAAAGACAGCATGTACGACAGCCTCGAAGATAACTGTGTGAAAAAGAACATGTTGCCTTCGCTGGCCTATGGTTTCAAATCATGTAGCGAAAAGTGGAAGATTCAACCGCAAGACAAATTTTTCAACAACCTACCCCAAGCACAGGCCGAGTGGCAAGCGGGCCGAAAGATTACAAAGTGCATCGGCTACGACTTGGGCGAGGAACGTAGGGCCAAGATTGCCGAGTCCGACAAATACAAATACAGATACCCGTTAATCGAATGGCAGATGGAGCGCGAAGACTGCCTTGAGGTGATTCAACAGACTGGCCTTACGTTACCGGGGAAGTCATCATGCTTTTTCTGCCCAGCAAGTCGCAAACCAGAGATTTTGGAGCTGCGCGATAACTATCCGGAACTGCTTCAGCGCGCATTGGCTATGGAGGCAGGGGCCGAACTGACCTCAGTGAAAGGTCTCGGCCGCTCGTTTTCATGGAAACTCTTTCTTGATGGGCAACAGCAGGATTTCGGTGCGCCTGAGCAGGCTTGCGGTTGCTACGACGGCTGACCAAACAGGATTGCAGAACAATGCTGACCCCCAACCTGCTGCACGAGTACCAAAAGCGTGCGGTCAACCACCAGTGCAGCCACCAGCACTCGATGCTCTGGCTGGACATGGGGCTCGGCAAGACCGTCATCACGCTGACGAGCATCGCGCACCTGGTCAGCACGGGCTTCCTCAAGGGCGTGATCATCGTCGCCCCGATCCGCGTCATCCGGCTCGTGTGGCGCCAGGAGGCGGTGAAGTGGCAGCACACGAAGCACCTGCGCTTCAGCATGGTGACGGGCACGCGCGATCAGCGCACGCGCGCCCTGCTGCGCGAGGCCGACATCTACCTGATCAACTACGAGAACCTGAAGTGGATGGCCGAGACGCTCGATACCTACTTCGTCAGCAAAGGCAAGCCGCTGCCGTTCAGCGGTATCGTGTGGGACGAGATCAGCAAGATGAAGAACTCGACCACCGACCGAGTCAGGGCCGTGCGTCGGGTGCTCGACCACTTCACCTGGACGACCGGCCTCACCGGCACCCCGGCCAGCAACGGGTACAAAGACCTCCATGGGCAGTACCTCGTCGTGGACAAGGGGCAGCGCCTGGGCACGAGCAAGACAGCGTTCCGCACCCGTTTCTACAAGAAAGCGGGCCCGTTCAAGGAGGTGCCCTACCCCGACACCGAGGAGACGATCAAGAACCTGATCGGGGACATCACGCTGGAGATGTCCGCAGCCGACTACAACCCGCTGCCAGACCTGATCGTCAACAACATCGAGATCGAGATGCCCGACGGGCTACGCGCGCAGTACGAGCAGATGGAGCGGGAGTTCTTCACCGTGCTCGACAGCGGCAAGGAGATCGAGGTGTTCAACAGCGCCGCGCTGACCAACAAGTGCCTGCAGTTCAGCAACGGCGCCGTCTACCCCATCGCCGGCATGCCGTTGTGGGAGCCCGTGCATGATCTCAAGCTCGACGCACTGGAGGAGATCATCGACGAGGCGCAGGGCGCACCGGTGCTCTGCGCCTACGCATACCGCAGCGACGCCGAGCGCATCATGGAGCGGTTCAAGGCGCTGCGGCCGATCAACCTCACCGAGTGCAAGAGCGAGGGGGCCCTCACCGAGGCCATGCGCCGCTGGACAACGGGCGACTGTGATCTGATGATCGGTCACCCCGCCAGCATGGGACACGGGATCGACGGGCTGCAGAAGACCGGCCGCATCATCGTCTGGTTCGGCCTGAACTGGTCCCTCGACCTGTACGATCAAATGAACGCGCGTCTGCGCCGTCAGGGTCAGGGTGCCCCTGTGATCTGCCACCGCATCATCACGACCGACACCCTCGACCAGGCTCAGGTTATCGCCCTCGACGAGAAGGCCACCACGCAGCAGAGCCTGCGCACCGCGGTCAAGCGCTACCGGGAGAGCAAGCGCGCATGAAAATGAGCCCCGGAGGCTTTCGCCACCGGGGCAACTCGAAGAAACCACAAGGAAGGGACGTCAGGGAGACTGACGCTCGCAGTGTATGACGCAATCGGTAACTGTGCAACACCCCGCGTCGGTTGACGCTTATATCCGTCACGGCTGGAGCCTCGTGCCCATTCCACCGGGCACCAAGGGCCCGCGCATCGTAGGCTGGAACGAGCGTGGGGCGGCGCTGCGCTCGCAGAGCGATCTGCCGCCGGGCCACGGCATCGGGCTGGCCCACGCCTACAGCGGCACGATGGCGCTTGATCTGGACGACTGGGAGACGGCAGCAGGCATGCTCGCCCTTGTGGGCGTTGACCTGCAGGCGCTCTACGACGCCCCCGATGCCGTCATCGTGGACAGCGGGCGGCAGGGGCACGGGAAGCTGCTCTACGCGATGCCGTTCGGCCTGACGCTGCCCACCAAAAAGATCGAGATCGACGGGCATGCGATCTACGAGCTGCGCTGCGCGACGGCCAGCGGCCTGACTGTGCAGGACGTGCTGCCCCCGAGCATCCACCCCGACACGCAGCAGCCCTACCGCTGGGCTGGCCGTGGGCACTGGACCCGGCTGCCGATGGTGCCCATGCCCCTGCTCGATCTGTGGCGGGCGATGCTCGTGGAGCCCGAGCCATCGACCAGCAGCGCGCCGCCCTCGGCGCAGTGGGATGAGGTGCGCGATGCGCTGCGCTACATCTCGCCCGACTGCGGGCGCGAGGAGTGGGTCACAGTGGGCATGGCGCTGCACCACGCCGCGGCGGCCGAGGGGGATCTCGACGCCGGCCTAGCGCTGTGGGACGAGTGGTCGAGCAAGAGCCCGACGAAGTACCCGGGCGAGCGCGCCGTGGCGCAGCAGTGGCGGTCGTTCCGCGCCGACAAGGCCACGGCGGTCAAGCTCGGCAGCCTGTACCATCTCGCGCAGCAGGGCGGCTGGGTGCGTCCGCAGCCCGACGTATCGGGCCTGTTCCGCCCAGCGGCTGAACTGACCGCGCCCGAGGTGCTGATGGAGGCCGGCCGCCTGCCGGTGCCCACGATGCGCCTGCAGTGGTGGCCGCAGCCCCTGGCCGACCGAGCGGCCGAGGTGAGCGAGCACATCGGGTGTGACCCCATCGTGCCCCTGTTCAGCGGCCTGGCGGCTGTCGCCGGGGCTATCGACGCGCGCACCCGGCTGCGGCTGATGGAGGGCTACGAGGTGCCGCCCGTCATCTGGTTGATGACGATCGGATCGCCCGCTGACAAGAAGACCCCGGGCGCCTCGCCCATGATCGAGCCCCTGCACGCCATTGAGGCCGAGGATCTGCCGGCCTACCGGGCCCGGCTGCTGGCCTGGGAGGGCCTGGAGGCCATGCACGCCGCGCGGAAGAAAGCGTTCCTCGACGCCGCATCATCGGCCGACGTGACGCCCAACACCCTGCTGCCAGAGGTGCCAGACCTGCCTCCGCAGCCCCAGCCGCTGCGCATCAAGGTCTCGGACATCACCAGTCAGAAGCTCGTGCGTTACGCGGCCGACCGTCCGCGTGGCCTGCTGTGCTACCTGGACGAAATGGCCGCCTGGACGAAAAAGATGAGCGACCGCATGAGCGGGGAGGACCGCTCGACCTGGGTGCAGGCGTACGAGGCGCGACGGTACGAGTACGACCGGGTGAGCGGGGGTGCCATCATCGCCGAGTGCATGGCGGTATCGGTCTACGGCAACATTCAGCCGCTGGTGTATCAGTCGGCCGTCGAGGCGCTGGCGACCGATGGCCTGCTGCAGCGGTTCATCCCGGGCGTGCTGAACTCCCGGCTCACGAGGCGCGGGGAGCCTGAGCGGCCGGTGCACGCGGCCTCGTGGGAACACCTGGTGCGCTTGGTGTACGCGTTGCCGGCGCAGACCTATACGCTGGCCCCGGACGCCTTCGAGCGGTTCCGCGCGTGGCAACTGTGGTTCGAGCAGAGCAAGCGGGATGAGGTGGTGCTGGAGGCGGATCCGGCGTTCCTGACGGCCTACGGCAAGCTGGAGGGCACCGCGGCGCGCCTGGCGCTCCTGTTCCACGTCATGATCGACCCGTTCTCGCCCACCGTGCCCCTGTCCACCCTGGAGCGCGCCCTCGACCTGGTGCGCTGCTACGTGATCCCTGCGCTGCGCTACACGCTCGCCGAGGTGGTCGGGGAGAGCTTCGAGGTGTGGGTGCAGGGCTATCTGCTCTATCACGCCGATGGGCGCGAGACTATCACCCTGTCGGACGTGAAGCGCGGCGCGCGCAGGCGCATGGAGCGGGTTCAGTCGATATGGGTGCAGGACCGCATGGTGATCGGCGCCATGCAGGAGCTCGAAGAGGCCGGGTGGGTGGTGCGCATAGATGACGGCTCACGGGAGCACCTGCATCAGGCCGAATGGCGCATCAATCCCGCGCTCGTGGGTGCGTTCAAGGCCCAGCGGCGCGAGATCATCAAGGCCCGCCAGCGGCAAGAGGACGAGCGCCGCCGGATCGCCCAGCTTGAGCGGCGCATCGTCAAGGGCTACACGCCCGATATGGAGTCCGAGGAGCAGGCTGCAGCCTAGCCCTTGCCCTGCGGCAGCAGCCGCGCGTGGATATCGGGCGCCAGCGCCTCGACCACCCCGAGCACGTCAAGCAGCCGGCCCACCGCGGCCGGCGGCTCGCGCAGCCCGTCATGCCAGTGCCGCCACGTCGCCAGCGGGACGCCCAGATACGCGGCGGCCTGGCCGGGGGTCAGCCCGAGGCGCTCGCGCAGGGCTCGCAGCCGCAGGGCCGCGTCGGTGTCCCGGCGCGGGATGGTGCGCGGGCGGCCGGGGCCGCGTGCGGGCGCCGATGGCGCGGGGGTTTGTTCCATGTCATCAATCCTTTAGGTCCAGTGCGATAAGTATACAAGCCGCGATTAGTGCGGCGAGAAGTGCCCAGATCACACGCGCCACCATGCCGGGGCCGCGCGGCCTGGGCCAAAGGCGCGGGAAGTATCGTCGGGCGGGGCCAGTTCGGCCAATACATCCTCTAGGATGATGCAGGGGCCATCGTCGGGCGCATCGTCGCGGGTAAGCGCGACGGGCGTATCGGCGTGCATCTGGGCAACATACGCCAGCAAGTCGGAAAGAGTCGGATGCATGTCAGGCTCCCAGATGGTAGATGAGCAACAGCGCCAGCGCCGTGCCGATGGCGCATGCGAGGGCCACGTCTGGCCATGTGGTGCGGGGGCGGCTCATGCTTCCCCCTTGGCCTGAGCGAGCGCCGCCTTTAGGGCCTCGGTCCAAGTGCAGCCTGTCTGTTTCTGGATCGACTTGGCCCGCAGTACCTCGGACTGCCGTTGGTCGGACTCTTGCTGCCGGAGCATGTTTTCCCTGGCAGTGGTGAGAACCCGCTGATGATGGGAAGAAATCGAACGGCTCATTCGTCAACCTCCACGCTATCGACGCCCGTATAGAACGGCGCGGGCCGGTCTGGCAGGGGCGCGTACAGGCTCAGGTGATCGACGTGCGCCGGGTACGCGGGCAGCTTGTACTGTTGACTGTTGAGCGCGAAGTACCGGCGAACGTAGTCGGCTGTGGACATGGCCGGGTTCCATTTCGGGAATAGGCGCTTTTCACTGCGCGCCCAGCGCGTGCGCACGGGCTTGAGCGCGGCCAGCTGCAGGGGCACGCTAGAGCCTGGCGCGAGGGTGTACCGGGTTTCAAGGGTGTGCATAGCGGTTCACTCCATGTTGATAGTGAGTCGGATCTCCCCGAGGATCGGATAGCCGCTGCGCAGCGAACCCCGGCCGCATACTGTGGCGGCATAGTGGCAGGCGACGATGCGGCCGGTAGCGCGGTTCTGGGTCCACCCGTCCTCATTCGTGCGCCATACAAACGCCGCGCGCCCGTGCCGCTTGCGTGCCAGATACCGCGCGACGATGCTGGCCGCATGGCCTGGGCTCTCGGCTCGTACCCTGCGCGGGTAGTCGCTGCAACGGTAGAGACGCGTGCATTCCGTATAGGTGGGTGTCATCTCATCATCTCCTCAGTAGGGCGCCGGCGCGGCCGGCAGGGGTGGACGGGGCGCGCGCACGGGACGCAGGGCAGGGGGAAGGGAGGGGGGCAGGGAAGGGTAGTCAAGGGGGCGGGCCGGAAAGGGCCACGATGGGCCCCGGATGGGCTCAGTAAGCCCAAATGTTGGCGTCATAGCGTCGCCCTGAGCTTTTGTTGTTGACGATGGCGCGGCGGTAAGGCGTTCCGCCCATCAGCCGGTGGGCTGTGGACATCGCCCAGTTGCGCGCGGATTCGTAGGTAGGCAAGACGTCCGACTCGTGGCGCGCGTTACCGTTGCGACGATCCACCACCACGGCGCGGAAGCCCCCGCCCAGCTCATCCTTGCGCGCGTAGGCGCGCAGCGTCATAGCGTGTATGCTCATGCGAAGAACCGACGATAGACCGACAAGGACAGCTCCGCGCGCAGACGACGGCGGATCTGATCGCATGCGTCGGGCCGGTCGCCCACCTCGCGGGAGATAGCGCACCACAGTGCGGACGCCAGCACGCGGGCGACGCCCGCGCGATACTCGACGGGGTAATACTGGCCGGGGCAGTAGCTGATGCGGTAGCCCGCGCCCGTGTCGTCAGCGTAAGGCGTGATCTCGACGCGGCCGCCGCGAGCAGCCTGCAACACCTCGTCATCCGTGCACCTGTAGCGCGCGACGCCGGCCAGCTCGCGCACGGCGTGCATGTCGCGCGTGATGCCGCGGGCGTCCGAGCGATAGGCGCGAACGTCACCATAATTTGCGAATTCGAGCCCGGGACGGGTCTGGGCGAAGGAAACGAGGGAGTGAACTGCAGTCATGGTGTGATACTCCAATAGTGGTGGTTCATGGTGTCAGTCTCCGGGTTAGGCCAGCTCGGTGCACACGTGCATAGCGTCGCTGTGCATTTCATCGTCCCATTCGGTGATAAAGGCGCAGGTCGCGCCGCTACGGGAATCGTAACGATCGCATCCAACCGAACGGAATCCGAGACCGGAGTCCCGATTGATCCGAATGAGGGCGCCTCGCGGCGAGGATGCGCGCACCTTGTGCCGCGTCACCCATGAGTAGTTAGGCTCGCCGCCGAAAGTGTCGGTGATCTCAACGAAATAGTGGGACATGTCTGTATCTCCGGGTTTGTGCACCGCGGGATGCGATGCAATGACGTGGATTGTGCAACAGAACAAAGACCAAGTAAAACGAAGGGATGTTAGCGCAACGGACGATTGAGCTTCCACGTGAGTACGGCCGCGTCCCGTTCCTCGCGGGTTGCGAAGTAGCCCAGGTGCGTCACGCGCGCACCGTCGCGCACCACGGCTCGGAACGGTCTAGCCACGACACGCACCCATGATCCGGTAGAAAGGTAGCGGGCCAGTGCAATAGCGGAGACGGATCGGCCCTCCCACACAACCCGCTGAGGGGCTCGCGCATCCTGTATGTGAACCTTACCCGTGGGATCGGTAGCGACGCGACGGGACCAAAGCACGCCCTCACGCACCGTGTAGTCTGGCTCACTCCACACAAGGCGCGAAGGTCGAAGGGGAGCGACGGGATCGGTGGGCTTTGCTGGCGTTTTGGCTTTCAAGAGAGCCGCGCGCAGCTCGGCATCGGTCCAAGCGTAATAGTCACCGTCGCCCAGAATGCGGGCTACTTCATCTTCGAGCTGTTCACGAGGGGATAGATCGAGTCGCATATGGATGCTCCGGGTTAGGTGGAGCGAGCATTGTACACGTTACCGTGTTGCCGTTGTTACCGTGTTGCCGTGTTACTTGCGACAATGTGACTGGGGAAGCGGGGGGCTATCTTGTCGTGTTGCACTGCAACATAAGGTTTCTGGGGGTGAAACGTAAAGACGCAACGTCGCAAGTAACACGGTAACCCGGCAACATGGCAACACTAAGCCTTCAAACCCCTGCCATCGCACAATCCCCAGACCCTCGGACCCCGGGATCCCCGAACCCCCGCACCAGTGCACCAACTCCACCAGGGTTCGGGATTGGTGCGCCAGGTCAACCAGGGCGCAGGGGTCCGGGGGATTGGTGCATCAGGGAGCAGCGCACCAGCGGCGCAGCGGGCAGGGCCGCGGCGCCCAAGCAGCTGGGGGCCGGGGAGGCGGGGGTGGCGGGGGTACCCATCGACCGGGCTGAGGCAGGTGTCAAAAACGGAGGGTCCGCCTCCCCATTTTCAAATTTTTATTTTTTAGTTGCACCAATTCCTCTTAGCACCAATTCCTCTTAGCACCAATCCACCCCCGCACCAATCCACCCCACTTGCCCACAAACCCACCTCGTGTATAATCACGCTCTCATGGAGCAGAAACCCCAGGCCCACGCTCCGGCCGACGCAGTGCCGGACTGGCTCACGACACAGCCGCAACAGTCCATCGCACAGCCCACCCAAGCCGTGCAGGCGCAGCGTCGCAGAATCACGAAGGAACTTCTGCTGGCCACCTTCGAGCAGACCTTCGAGCGCGTCCTGACCGAGATGGCCAAGGGGCGCACGCTCAAGTCGGTCATCGTCGAGGATGTGCGCGACCTCGACTACGACGCCTTCTGGCGCTGGGTCAAGCAGGACTCGACGCGCTACGAGCGTTACCGCGAGGCGAAAGAACTGCGCACGGAGTGGTGGGCGGGCAGAATCATCGAGATCGCCGAGGCTGACGACACCCTCGAAGATGTTGCGCGGTCCAAGCTCAAGATCGACACCTACAAGTGGCTCATGGGCGCCGACAACCGCAGGCAGTACGGCGACACGAAGCAGATCGAGGTCAACCAGTCGATCAGCATCATCTCGGCACTCCAGCAGGCGAATAGTCGCATCGCGTCAACCATCGTCGGGGAGGTGACGGACGTTCCATCGGATGCTCAATCGGACGACACTCCGCTGCTGGAGCAGGACTGATGCCCGCGCAGCGACCGCGGTACGCGCCGGCCGAGGAGGAGATGCTGATGGCTCAGTTGTGGAGCCCTCACGTCGCCGACGACCCAGAGACGTTCGTCATGTTCGCGTTCCCATGGGGACAGAAGAACACGCCCCTCGAACGGTTCACCGGCCCGCGCGCCTGGCAGCGCGACGTCCTGCGCACCATCGCCAGGCAAATCAAGGCCAACCGCGCGCCTGACGCCGTGCTGCAGGCGCTGCGCACGGCGGTGGCGTCGGGGCGGGGGATCGGGAAGAGCGCACTCGTCTCATGGCTCGTGCTGTGGATGCTGTCCACTCGCATAGGCAGTTCGGTCATCGTCAGCGCCAACGGTGAGCCGCAGCTGCGCTCGGTCACCTGGGGCGAGTTGACAAAGTGGTGCGCGATGGTGATCAACTCGCACTGGTGGGAGGTCAGCGCCACGAAGCTCACCCCCGCCGCGTGGCTCACCGAGTTGGTCGAGCGGGACTTGAAGAAGGGTGCGCGCTACTGGGGCGCCGAGGGGAAACTGTGGTCGGAGGAGAACCCTGACGCCTACGCAGGGGTTCACAACCACGACGGCATGATGGTGGTATTCGACGAGGCCAGCGGCATTCCTGACGCCATCTGGTCCGTTGCCGCGGGGTTCTTCACCGAGCCCATCGTGGACCGTTACTGGCTCGCGTTCAGCAACCCACGGCGCAACAGCGGGTACTTCTACGAGTGCTTCCACGCCAAGCGGGACTTCTGGACAACGATGCAGATCGACTCGCGCTCGGTCGAGGACACCGACAAGGGCATCTACGAACAGATCATCGCCGAGCACGGCGAGGACAGTCGCCAGGCGCGCGTGGAGGTCTACGGTCAGTTCCCGAGTCAGGGCGACGACCAGTTCATCTCGCCCACCCTCGTCGATCAGGCGATGCGGCGGCCGGGCACGCGGGACTTGAGCGCACCCATCGTCATCGGCGTGGACCCGGCGCGCTCGGGCGCGGACAGCACGGTCATCGCCGTGCGGCAGGGGCGCAGCCTCATCGCGCTGCGGCGTTACCGGGGCGACGACACGATGACGGTGGTCGGGCACGTTATCCAGGCCATCGAGGAGTTCCGGCCGGCGCTGACGATGATCGACGAGGGTGGGCTGGGCTACGGCGTCCTTGACCGGCTGACTGAGCAGCGGTATAAGGTGCGCGGCGTGAACTTCGGGTGGAAGTCCACGAAGCCCGTGATGTGGGGCAACCGGCGCGCGGAGCTGTGGGGTGCGCTCAAGGACTGGCTCAAGACCGCCAGCCTGCCGCAGGACAAGCAGCTTCGGGACGACCTGACAGCGCCACGCATCAAACCCGACTCGTCGGGCAAGATTTTCCTGGAGTCGAAGAAAGACATGAAGGCCCGTGGGCTGGCGTCTCCTGACGCCGCAGACGCCATCGCCGTGACGTTTGCGTTCCCGGTGAGCAGCGACGTCGGCAGCGCCTTCTTCGGCACGGTTTCCAAGTTCTCCGCGCTGCCAACCCGGCACCACTGGGCTGCTGCCGGTCACTGAGGCACGACATGGCACGACCAAGCACCCAGCAGCGACTGGCCGCCGTCCACCAGGAGGCGTTGCGCGAGTTCGACAACATCCAGTCGGCCCTGCGTGACGAGCGGCTGCAGTGCCTGCAGGACCGCCGGTTCTACTCCATCGCCGGGGCGCAGTGGGAGGGGCCGCTCGGGGCGCAGTTCGAGAACAAGCCGAAGATGGAGGTCAACAAGATCGCGCTCGCGGTGCAGCGGATCTTCAGCGAGTACCGCTCGAACCGGGTGACGGTGGACTTTGTGTCCAAGGAGGGCCGCGAGTACGACAGCCTGGCCGACACCTGCGACCAGTTGTTCCGGGCCGACGAGCAGGACTCCAACGCCGAGGAGGCCTACGACAACGCCTTCGAGGAGGCGGTGGGTGGTGGGTTCGGGGCGTTCCGGCTGCGCACGGTCTACGAGAACGAGGAAGACGACGAGGACGAGAAGCAGCGCGTCAGGATCGAGCCGATCTTCGACGCGGACTCGTCCGTCTTCTTCGACCTGCAGGCCAAGCGCCAGGACAAGGCTGATGCGACGAAGTGCTTCGTGCTGACCAGCATGACCTACGACGCCTATCGGGCCGAGTGGGGCGACGACCCGGCGACGTGGCCCAAGGAGATCCACCAGTACGAGTTCGACTGGGCCACGCCCGACGTGGTGTTCGTGGCCGAGTACTACTGCGTCGAGATGGTGCCCGACACCGTCCGCGTCTTCCGCACGCTGGACGGCGACGAAGAGCGTCACCGGGACAGCGAACTGGACGAGGACAAACTGGCCGAACTGACCGCCATCGGCAGCGTTGAGGTGCGTCAGAAGCGTATCAAGGTGCGCAAGGTCCACAAGTACATCATGAGCGGCTCCAAGGTGCTGGAGGACTGCGGCTACATCGCCGGCAAGCACATCCCGATCATTCCGGTCTACGGCAAGCGGTGGTTTGTGGACAACATCGAGCGGTGCTGCGGCCATGTGCGCCTGGCCAAGGACGCGCAGCGGCTCAAGAACATGCAGCTGTCCAAGATGGCCGAGATCGCTGCGATGTCGAGCGTCGAGAAGCCCATTTTCGTGCCCGAACAGGTGGCAGGCCACCAGGTGATGTGGCAGGACGACAACCTGCGCAACTACCCTTACATGTTGGTCAACGCGATCACGGGCGCGGACGGCTCCACGCAGGTTGCGGGGCCGGTGGCCTACACGAAGTCGCCGCAGATTCCGCCCGCGATGGCGGCGCTGCTGCAGATCACCGAGCAGGACATCCGCGATGTGCTCGGCAACCAAGAGCAAGGCGACAAGATCGTCGCCAACGTCAGCGGCAAGGCCGTCCAACTGGTGCAGGGCCGGCTGGACATGCAGTCGTTCATCTACATCTCGAACTACGCCAAGGCCAAGCGCCGCTGCGGCGAGGTGTGGCTGGCGATGGCCAAGGAGACTTACGTCGAGCCGGGGCGCAAGATGAAGGGCCTCGGGTCGCAGAACGAGGTTGGCTCCATTGAACTGATGAAGCCAATGGTGACTGACGAGGGCAGTCTGGAGTACGAGAACGACCTGTCTGATGCTGAGTTCGACCTCGCTGTCGAGATCGGCCCGTCGTTCCGCAGCCAGCGCGAGTCCATCGTTCAGTCCCTGACCAACCTGATCGCCATCACCCAAGACCCGCAGACGCAGTCGGTGCTGCAGGCGATGGTCATCCTCAACATGGAGGGTGAAGGGCTGGAGCAGACGCGTGAGTACTTCCGGCGCAAGCTGGTGGACATGGGCGCGCTGGAGCCCGAAGAGAAGGACATGGAGCGCCTGCAGGCCGCCGCGCAGCAGCAAGATCCGAACAACATGCTGCTCCAGGCTGCGGCCGAGGAGGCGCTGGCCAAGGCCGCCAAGGCCCGCGCCGACGTCATCAAGACGGGCACGGAGAGCGAACTGACGCAGGCCAAGACGCTTGAGACGCTGGCCAACATCGACAGCACCCAGGTCAAGGACACCCTCGCGGTGATGGACACGCTCGCCGCGCAGCAGCCGCCTGTCACGCCGCCGCGGCCGGTGCTGTAACGGATCGGCACGTCGCCGAACGGTTGCCGGCTGACCGCATCAGCCGAGAGGGACGACATGGCAAGAGTAGAAGTGACGCAGCCTGACGGCAGCACGGAAGTGCATGAGGGCGACAGCGGCGATGAGCAGGATGTGGCCGTCGAGGACGCGCCCGATGTGACCCCCGAGCCGGAGGCGGCAGAGCTCGAGACGGCAGCAGCTGCACCAGAGCCTGAAGAGGTGACGGTCAGCATCGGTGACGAGGCGCCGCCGGAGGAAGAGACAGAACGAGCGCCGGAGTGGGTCCGCGACCTGCGCAAGCAGCACCGCGAACTGCAGCGCAAGGTGCGGGAGTACGAGGCCAAAGAGCAGGCAGCACCCGCAGGCCCGAAGCCCGTCGGCCCGAAGCCCAAGCTCGAAGACCACGACTACGACACCGACCGCTACGAGACGGCGCTGGAAACCTGGTACGCGCAGAAGGCCACGGCCGACAAGGCCGAGCGCGAGGCGCGGAAGCAGGCCGAGGAGGCGCAGAAGGCGTGGCAGGCCAAGCTCGATGGGTACGGCAAGGCGAAGGTCGAGCTCAAGGTGCGCGACTACGACGAAGCCGAACACACGGTAATGGAGACGCTGAACGTCACCCAGCAGGGCGTCGTTCTGCAGGGCGCAGAAAACCCTGCACTTGTCGTCTACGCGCTGGGCAAGAACCCCAAGCGCGCCAAGGAACTCGCCGCGATCACCGACCCGGTGAAGTTCGCGTTCGCCGTTGCCAAACTGGAGGCACAGTTGAAGATCACCCCACGCACCAAACCTCCAGCGCCTGAGCGCAGCCTGCCCGCCGGCACTGCGCCTGTCAGCGGCTCCGTCGATTCGACGCTGGAGCGGCTGCGCGAGGAGGCGGCGCGCACGGGCGACATGACGAAGGTGGTGGCGTACAAGCGACAATTGGCGGCGAAAGCCAGGGCTTGACCATTGCCACAAGTGTGGTAGATTCGCGGCAACCGCAGGTTTCGCCAGCCAAAAATGGCAGTAGCGGATTGAATTGAGTGGCCGCCCGACTCTGACGGGGTGAGTAAGCAGGCGCCGCAACAGCGGCAATCGTTCACTCATTTCCAGGAGCTTGGAAAGATACGAGATGGCTGGCTCCGAAGCGAAGGAGAAGCAGAAGGCCCGGATGAAGGCTTGGCGCGCAAGCAACAAGGAGCGCATCGCGGAGTACCAGAGAGACTGGCGCACGCAAAACGCAGACCAAGTTGCAGAGTACCAAAAAGCCTATCACGAAGGTTACAGGTCGCGCGAAGATGTGCAGTTCAGGACGTGGATGCGGAACCTACACCGCAACTACAGCATGACGCCAGAGTGCTTCAACAAGCTCTGGCAAGAGCAGTCCGGAAAGTGTCTCATCTGCGGAATTGGATTGATGCCGAAAGGCAGAAGCTCCTCGTCCGCGTGCGTTGACCACAACCACGAAACCGGCGCTGTACGCGGGCTTCTTTGCAGAGGATGCAACCACGGTATCGGGTGTCTGAAAGACAGTCCCGATGTGCTGCGAAAAGCTATTGAGTACCTTGAAGAGCGTGGAAACTACTCACGCATGAAAGGCTCGCCATGAGCAACAGCTTCTCAAAGGAAGAGCGCGTCGCCTTCGAAGACCTTCTCGAAGGCTTTCAGGACGCCCTCGTACTGTCCCGCAACGTCTCGGTCTACAACACCGACCAGACGATGATGGAGCGGACCAACAACGTCATCTGGCGTCCGCAGCCCTACATCGCCGTGTCCTACAACGGCACGGACCAGACCTTCAACTTCACTGACTACACGCAGTTGTCGGTGCCCGCGACCATCGGCTTCCAGAAGTCGGTGCCATGGATCATGTCGGCCACCGAGCTGCGCGATGCGCTGCAGGAAAACCGTCTGGGCGACGCCGCCCGCCAGAAGCTCGCCTCGGACATCAACGTCGCTGTGCTGACCACCGCTGGTCGGCAGGGCACGCTGGTTGTGCGCCGTCCGGCCGCCGCTTCGGGCTTCGATGATGTCGCGCAGTGCGACGCCATCATGAACGAGCAGGGCGTTCCGATGGAGAACCGCTACCTGGCTCTGTCCACCCGCGACTACAACGGCATGGCCAGCAACCTGGCCAACGGTGGCGCGAGTGCTCGCAGCTTCGGCAACGACATCTCCGACAGCGCGCTGCGCCGTGCTCTGGTCGGCCAGGTGGCATCGTTCACGACCTACAAGCTGGACTACGCCCAGCGTCAGGCTCGGAACACCGCTGCCGGCATCCAGATCAACACGACTGCGGGCGGTGGGAACTACT